CAATGGCACTGGCACCGATGTACTGGCGAGCCTTCTGCTCGGCTTCCTGCTCATAGCTCTGATCAATCAGGTCGATGATCTCAATCGCGTCCATGCGTCACCTGCCGTCAGAATGGGATGTCATCTGGAAACTGATCAGTCCCGTCAGTCACCACAGGTGGATGCGAAGCAGGAGCCGCAGTCACCGCCGCCCCCGCAATCCTCTGGCCAACGTCCCTGGCATAACCAACAATCTCACCACGACCTTCCCGACGTTCACCGGTATCGGTCACAAAATCGTCGCCACGCTTCAGGTTCACCACCACTTTAAGGCCAGACAGGGAGTTAATATCCCCAGGCTTGTCAGGGTTGGGATGACCCGTTTCGATCAGGAACTTTTTCAACTTCTGAAGCCCGATCTCCACCGCCTTCGGGTTGGCATTCTGCACATTGAAGCGATCAACAGTGACACCGTTACCGTCCATGCACTTCATTTCCACCTTCACGAAGCGGCCAGTCTTGGCCTTGTTCTGCTCAACAGATGCCTTCACGACTTCGCACCGGAACTGACCCGCTTTCAGGTAGCTGTCGCCAGCTTCCACGTTGGTCAAATCAAGGCTGTCGAATCCAGTAAATTCCATTTCACTTACCTTTTTTGGAGTTAATCTTGGAGTTATAGTCAGCGAACTGTTCATCGCTCATGTCCATCAACCTGAACAGCTCAACGACATTCGCTGTATCCATGATGGGAGTCAGACGCCCACGGGGATCGCGGGTCTTGCCGTGCCAGCCACGCACTTCGTCGGTAATCAGACGACGGGTGACGACAGGATTGTCACGGTCTCCGTCGGTCGAACGGATACCGCAGAACACATGGTCGAACAGACCTGGAATCTGCTTGCCCACCTTGGCACCCTTGACCATGGGCCAGTACTCAATAACACCGTTGTCATTGGTCTCTTCCTGGGCCAGACAGGTGACACAGACATGGGTAGGCAGATCACGAATCCACTTCAGGGCACCGGTCAGCAACCGTGCATACTCGCCCCACTTCTCGAACGTGTTCTTGTTGTCCTTGTGCTTCTCTTCCAGCGTCTCCAGCAGCCGGTCAGCCAGCTCGGTCAGTGAATCAAGGCCGATCCACTTGTAACCCATGGCTTTAAACTCTGGCGACTGCATCTGGCGAACGATGCCGCGAAAGGAATACACGTCTTTCTCAGGGTCATGCGGCCCGTCCCACGACGAAAAGGGCAGGTAGTCAATGTCGTGATCCTTCACCGACATCAGCCCCGATTCACCGGACAGGATAAAACCCTTGCCGTACTCTTTGGCGTAATGACCGAACTGGGTGGTCTTCCCCCAACCATGGTGAGCCATGATCAACAGCTTGGAGATTTCGTTCAGCTCTGCATCACAAGTCTTCTTAGGCTTGAACATGCTTTCTGTCCTTACGAGTTAGAGGGCGGAATTTCCTTGACTGAAATACGCGCTACGCCAGGGGCACGGGTGAGTGCATCCAGGTAGGCGTCTTTTTCTGGCTCATCGAGTCGCTCGAACTTGCGCTTATCCACACTCAGCTTGCGCTTCATGAAATAAGGCAGCTCTTTCTCGTCGACGATTTGCGCCAGCTTCTCTTCGTCCCAGCTCCACTTCTCGCTGATGCGAACTTCCAGAAGATGTGTACCGCCCTGACTCACCTGTTCGTACTGCCCTGGCTCCTTCGGAAAGAAATCCAGAATCTCTTCACGAATGACATCCAGCTTCTCTTTCAGTGACTCGATAAGGCCGTTGGTGGATTTGAACTCTTTCATGAGTTCCTGAAGGCGATCCGTGGCGATCGCCGGAGTGTCGTTTTTATCCTGCTGATCCGCAGTACTGCTAACGGTTTCATCCCAGATACTCATTAGCGTTGTTTCCTATTGTCTGATGTTGACAGTAAATAAAACTATATTGCTTTATATTGCTGTCTAAGCGACATTGATACAGCAATATTAAAACAAAAACAAGGATGAGTTATGTTGAGCAGCAATATTAAGCACGCAATTAATGAATATCTGGATCGTGGCTGGTCAATCATCCCGATCTGTGCGAATGACAAGACACCATTAGTGAAGTGGAAGAAGTTTCAAACACGCCAACCCACGGAAGATGAGATAGATTTCTGGCTGGAAAAGTGGCCGGACATGTTAATCGCCGTCGTGTGTGGTGCCATCTCTGGCATCATCGTGGTCGACGCCGACAATACAGACGCTCAGCGGGCAGCCCACGATCAAGGTTTTGAGTCACCCGTCATGGTGAAAACCAAACGTGGACGACACTGGTATTTCAAACACCCTCTCGACGGGGTTCACCGTGGCCCACAGTCCGGCTCCGGTTCGAAAGGGGAAGTCTGGCCACAGATAAATGGCCTCGATTTTCGTGGTGATGGCAGTTATGCACTCCTGCCGCCGAGTACGCATTACACCTGGGATATTCTTAACGACCACGATCTCGACGACATGCCGCTCTTTCAGGACTGGCGACCCTCGAAGTCCACCAATACCAACAACGAAGACTTCGACTTTGCCAACCTCGACCTGACACAGATCAGAACCGGCCACGTCGACATCTGGCAGGAGACCGCCGATCGTGCAGCGCTCTACCCCAGCAACCTGATCCCCCGTGGTGGCTCTGGCATCTACGACACGACGTTCAGATACCTTGGTCAGCAGGTTGCCAAACTCGGCCTTGGCGATGAACTGGAACGTGCAGGCCGTGAATTCATGCGGACGTTTTTTACATCCCCCCTGGAAGAGCCGCGCTATCAGCAGAACCTTAAAACCATTCGTGAAAAAGAGAAGCTCAACCACCCTGACCGCTTCGACAAAGACGGCAATTACATTGCCCATCTTCCGCAATCATCAAGCGCACCTGACCCAAAAATACCCGAGCGCATCGCCCTCACTGAAGACGACGCTGACACACTGATCAAGCAGGCCGGAGATCAGCAGTTCTTCATGTCACCGATACTCAGGCAAGCCAGTATCCTGCAAATCTACGGTTACTCTGGCCATGGCAAGTCATGGTTTACCCAACTTCTGCTCTACCATGCCTGTCGTGGCATCGACTTCGGCCCATTTAAAGCCGAGACTACGCCAAAAATCCTCTACTGCGACTGGGAAAACGGCAGGTCAACCCTCGGTGCCGGTCTCAAGTCCATGCGAATGTCCTTCGGTTCGTCCGACGGCAACTACAATGTCTGGACGCCGTTCATTAACGGCACCGAGATCAACCTCCGCAACCCCGACGGGCGCAAAGAGCTGTTCGAGTGGATCAAAGCCTACCGCCCCGACGTGCTGGTCATTGACACAATACGAAGCGCCTTCCCTGGCATTGCCGAGAACAGTGCCGAAGAGTGGGCCACCCTCAACCAGCTCTGCCTGAAGCTCCGCAACCACGGCATCAGCGTGATCCTTCTGCACCACGCCAACAAACCCACGGAACATGGCGTCGGACGTGAAGCCGGTTCCTCCAACCAGCTCACGGTGATCGAGACCCAAGTGAGAGTGACACAGGTGTTTGAAGACAAGGATGTTGCCAAGACCAAAGGGGGTATCTGGCAGGGCGACTATTCTGATCAGAACGTGTTCAAATCCCTGCGTCTCAAGGCACCCAAGGACGGCACCATCAGAATCGTGCTGGAAGTCCGTTATGGCAAAGTTCGTGAGTGGTCAGACCTGCATGACCATGTGCAGTGGGTTGCGATTGGTGAAAAGGAAAATGGCACACGATTTGTGGTCGGCTCCATGGCTCCCGTCGACAAGGCCAGAACGCTGGCATCCAGTGGGTTTTCTGTTGAGTCCATCATGGGGACACTGGGCCGACCAAGGCATATCATTCAACAGTGGATAGAGACATAATACCAATCGCATTTTCTAAATCCTTAAGCTGCCGCCAACTATGCTTAGGCATCATTACCATGCATTATCTAGAACAGATGTCTCGTCGACCACAGCTACCCGAAGGTTTTAATGATGTTGATTTTC